AGAGCCAATCACGGCATTGCTGCCAGCCGTCACAGCAACTGTTCCTGTTTTGTACCAGGTCATATTTTCTCCAGGCGATAAAAAACCGCACATGGCGGCTATCGGTCTCTAATCGTTTTCCAGCAGTTAAGAAATCGGCTTGGCAAATACAACAGGCGTATAGTATGAAGTTGAGATATCAACCCCGACAACTTGCATAACAAGCCTATCATTACCATAGTCCCACACGGCATATTGATTTCCCTGCCGAGATGTAAGACCTGCAACATCCATTGCAATATTATTAAGGAGCATATAGTCACCAGAACCAAGTGGGCTATATGCTGTCCAGCTAAGTCTTGATGTACCTTGCCCTGTTGGGGACGAACCTAAATATGACCAGCCTGTAATCGTTCTTGTGAACTGAGCGCAGGCCGTACCATTATCAAACAGCAGTTTTGAATTACCATCCCATAATCTTAGCCCGAAGGTGGCTATCTCCTTGGATTGAAAAGCGGCAGCAAACCAGTTCCCAGATGTTCCAACTCCGGCTATGCCGGTGAACGAAAATCCGGTCCAGGCTCCAGGGCCTCCCGATAGCTTGCAGAAACACAGGGTGTTTGACTGGCCTGGCCTCACGAAAACAAGCGGTGGCTCTTGAGTAGTGATTACGAACGGGAACGACGCCCCCGCGCCGCCGACTCCGCTATATGTGCCCTTTGCTAAAACAACAAGTCTGGAAAATTCAGAATCAAGCGTTACCACGTCATTGTTATTTGTAAACGTTAGTCCGTAAGGCATTACCGATACCTCATGACTATTAACCTCTGAGTCCTAAGTACCCCCATAGGCGCGCCCTCGGGTGCACCAGGCTGCCCAAAATAAAGCGTCACTCCACCACTCGAAACTATAGGTGTGTACTGTATATTTCTCTGGTCCTTACCATCTGTCCCATAGTCATCTACTGGTATACACACTGCTGAGTGAGTAGAAGGATCAATCCCAATTATTGCAATAAACCTTGTCCTGGCCTCACCTGAAGCGCGCTGCACAAGTGCAGAATAAACAACCCTTACTGTAAACGAGTTCTCGTCAAACTCAAGGAGGCCGGTAGGCCCCCATATTCTCATCCCGAAGCTCATGCTGTCAGGTCTCCTAACTGGACCCTCTTAACGTTGTTTTCGTCGTAGACCTTGATCGCCCGGTTGGTCATCGTCAGGCGCCCACCACCAGGTGCCGGCCCGTTGAACTCCAGATTCCCCGCTTTATCAAGGCGCCATCCCTGTACACCGGCTTCGTAGTTGTCGGATTGCAATGCCTGGCCGATCTTCAGCATGGTGATACTGCCGTCCTGGATGAAGGCCGAGCGCATGAAGACCTGACCGTTATCCACCGTGAACGGCGTGAACACCTGCCCGCCGGCCAGCGTGCTGACAATGGCGAAACGATCAGCACTCACCAGGAACTGACTCTGAAGCACGCCCTCCTCATCCTGCTCAATACCCAGTCCAAACCCGGCAGCGACCAGCTGGCCGTCAGCATTCACCTGCATCTTCACGGAGTACATCGTGGAGAACTTGCCGTCGGTGTCGGCCTGGGCCTGGCTCACGACCTGGACGGCCGCTGAGGTTTCACCGATCTCAGCCCTGACCTGCTGGATGGCCTGCGAAGTAGCCTCTCGGTCGGTGACCACCACGCTTTCGAGTTCGCTCACCGAGCCGCTTACCTCGCCCACCTCGGCGGTGAGTTCGGTCTGCCGCTGCACCATGGCTGCGTTCTGCGAGGCCCGCGTCTTCACCTCCTGTGCGAAGCTCGCCGATGCGTTATAGCCCTGGAGTGCGTCAGCGAGATCGCCCTCTCCTGTATCGTCCCGGTACGCCGACTGCAACGCCTGGAGGCTCGACGCCTGGGCCATGACCGCACCGTCGAGCTCTGTGATGCTGGTGGTGTTGATCTCCATCTGGCGCGCCAGCCCATTGGCGGTAACCAGCACCTGGCCGACGTCCACCCAATACGTGGCGTTCGGCGGCGAGGTATCGACCGGTACCAACTGCGTGGCCTGGTATATCCGCTTTCCGACCACCACCAGGTCTCCCTCGAGGTAGGTCTGCTCAGGGTCGTAGGCCGACAGCCCATCAAGCGCATCAATCTGCGCCTGCAAGCCTGGGATCTTGTCGATCTCGTCATTGATGTCCTGGCCCAGTTCCGTGCGGCCTATCTGTCCAGCGATCAGCTCCAACACCGGTTCCGCGTCTGCGCTCGCCATACCCATCACACCGTTGCCGACCGGATAGAACGGGCCAACGTTGCCGGTCCGATCCACCAGGCGCGCCCAGAAGAAGAACTGCGCGCCTGCCTTGAGGGCCTGCATGCTGTAATCCGCCTGGGGGTGCGCCAGGTCGGCAAGCTTGGTCACCGCCGCCAGGTCATTTGCCGGGCCATACCACAGCTCGGTGCGCTGGGTGTCTTCGGCGCCAGCAAGAAAGCCCCACTTGATGCCGATGCCGAACAGTTCGCTGGTGGTGGACAGGAACGCCACCGCCGGCGGTAGGCCAACCTTCCCTTCCAGGTTGGTCAGATTGGAGTTCTTCCAGATCGAGGAAATCTCGAAAGCGCTCACTGACCGAACACGGGCCACGTAGGCGCCGGAGTAAATGCCAGTGACGTCGACGCTGGTCGAACCGGTGCGCGGCACCTTGATCCAGTTACCGCTGTCCTTGCGCCACTCCACGTCATAGACGACCGCGCCAGCAACAGCGGGCCACGAGATGTTCATGGTGCTGATGGCGATGCCCTGGTTAACGGCGTAGCTCGACGTCAGCGTGACGCTCGCCGGCGCCGGAACGACGGTAATCGGCACAACGCTGATTGGGCGTTCTTCCAGGCGCGCGCCGGTGTCGATGTGCGCGAACTTGCTCGGGTCATACTGCACGGCCGAGATCTCGAACACACCAGGCTCCGGCCGGGCAACGCTCACCACCCGGTACAGCGGGATTGCCAGGTCATCGGCATCCAGCGCCCATACCAGTTCGGGTTCTGGCGCAACGGAGTAGGCCACGGTAACGGTGACCTGCCGGCCGCTGACCATTTGCACGGTGCGCCCCTCGCACTTGCCGTTGGGCAGGTTGAGGATCAATCGATCGCCGGGCTTGGCCTGGGTGTCACGGTCCAGCGTGATGACCTTGCCGTTCACAGCAGCGATGCGCCCGCCCACCGGCCGACCGGCCAGGAGTTCGTCGGCGATCGGGATCACGTAGCCAGGCAGCGGGATGCGCCCGTCGAGGCCGACCTTGAAGGTAACGGCCCGGTCCTTGGAGTTGGTGAGCAGCGCCCACTTACCGCGGCGCTGCGCCTCAGACTCACGAGTGCAGCCGATTGCACTGATCTCCAGCGGATTGTCGCCGTAGCGGCGCTGCAGCTTGGCATCCGTGACAGCAGTGACGTCGGTGTCGTAGTTGTTCGCCGGGTTGTCGTAGCTGATCAGGGCGCGGCTGTACCGGGTGCGCTCCGATGCGCTCGAGTAGGTGAACTTGCCGTCGATCACATTCGCCCGGGTGTAGGCGAAGTCAAAGTCAGTGGCTCGTGGCATATCCGATAGGGTGAAGACCTGGCCCTGGGCCCAGTAGGTCATGCCCCGGTAGATCGCCGAGATGTCGCGCAGCAGCGACCAGGCGTCGGCCTTGCTCTGCAGGTTCAGGTTGCAGATGAAGCGCGGCTCCTGGCCACCCTTCCCGTCCGTCACCAGTTGGTCGCAGTACTGCGAGATGCGGTAGAGCTCCCACTTGTCCACCATCCACGGTTTGATGCGACGGCCCAGGCCGAAGCGGTCGGCCGTGGTGATGTCGTAGGTCATCCAAACAGCGTTGTCAGTCCAAGCCTGTTTGAAGGTGCCGTCCCAGATCCCGGTGTAAGAACGTGCCACGGGGTCGTAGTTGCTCGGCACCTGCATCTTCTTCAGCTTGGTCTCGACAGTCACGGCCGGAATGCTGCGGAACTGCTCAGCCGAAAATTCGATGTAGAGCAGCGCGGTGTTCGGATAGCGAATCTTGGCGTCGATCACCTCAGTGAAGCCGGCGATCTGCATCGTGTCTGAGATTTTGTTGTTGTTCTGGTTGATGGTCACCCGGGTAATACGCATCAGCCAGCCGGTGGTGGCCCTGGGCAAATCGATACGGCGGGTGCGCTCGTAAAGGCTGGTGGTCTTGCCGTCGACCGCTTCACTAAGCACCTGTTGGTAGGCGCCGCCGTCGGTGGACAGCTCAACTTTGTACTCGATCCGATAACCGTTGATGTTGCCGCTGGCATCCACAGACTGGAGTGCCGGCCAGGCAAAACGCACGCGCACGGCTGAAAGCTGGGTATTGGTGATCGCCCGAACCCACGGTGTGCCGCTGCGCAGTTCGGTACTGATGGTGGTTTCGTTCTCGATCGAGGGGATGCCCTGGATATAGGTCTGATCCACCGCCCCGGTGCGCCACTCCCACTTCACGTTCGGGAAGTTCATGTTGCCCTGGGGGTCTTGCAGGGGGGTGTTGTCGAGGTAGATGTCGCGCGCGGTGGGCGTGCCTTCGAACTCACCCTCCCCGATGGCGATCAGCATCTTGGCGATAGCGACCGAGCGCAGGCTGTCGGGGGCTTCCGTTGGCGTTTTTGGTTTCTCTTCGCCGCCCTTGGCACCGTGGATGTCGATTTTGCGTGCTGCGCCCATGCTTTCCTCCAGGCAATAAAAAACCGCCTCATGGGCGGCATGTTGTTCTGGCCGGAATACTGTATTCGTATCCAGCATGTATCAATCACCACTAGATACTGGCGAGAGAGCAAGGTAGGTTCACGAAACACATACGCGAAAGGAGGTCGCAATGAGCGATTCGACGGATCGGATTGAGGGGCTGCTTCACGCTCAATCAATAATGCTTCAGGACCTGTACACCCAGCTTTACTCGCGACAGCCAGCCGAGCTTTCTAAATGCCAAGAGCATCTGACGAATATGCTGAAGTACAAGTGGGAGATGCCAAAGGGTTCTAGCGAGAGCGACGCCGATGCCGTTTTGCGGATACAGCCGCTTGCGATTGCTGAACTTGAGCGTAACTTCGCGCAGATCCGCAAGATGATTCGCTCATTGCCGCCAATCCAAAGCTGATTTCCCCTGGCGAGTAAGGCGTCTTCCAGGCGCGGTACTCGCAGATTGTTCTTGCCAATATGCTCACATCTGATCCTCCGCATAAATGGCAGCACTGATGATCGCGCCGCCAACCCGCCGCTTGCCGTAGCAGAGCGGTACCGGGTTGCCCGATGCAGTCGTGTTCTTGGCGCTGCCGAAGGCATAGCCGGGGGTGTTCTCTGGCGCGGCGCTGGTTTTGAGGCCGCTGGCTTGAGGGCTGAGCATTTGGATCACGCCGCCGGCAGCGAGTGCAATGCCCGGAGCAGCAAGAGCTTGAAAACCTGGGATGAAAGAAACGGCAATCAAGATCACGCCGACAATCGTTTGAAGAAGGCCAGCTCTCTTGCTGCCAGTAATAATTGGGGCGATACGAATTACTTCCGTCCCTGCGTAATCCAGCTCTTTAGCGCCAATGTTTTTCAATCCGCGAAAAACGGCAAACTCGATGCCGCGCGACTTAGCGTTTGAGATAAACCTTTCCAATCCTGGAATCTGTACACACAGGGCCTTTATTGCCTCTGCTGGTGATCGCACGGATAGTCGGAACGACCTTCCGAACTGCCGGAGCTTGCCGTAGAGCAGTATGGTAGTCATGGGCTGATAGTTGATCGCGAGTGCTGACACGGGTTTTCTCCAGATAATAAAAAACCGCCCGGAGGCGGCTTGTCTTTGGTTCTCTTACAGGCAGCTTTTAACCGCCTTTTCCATGTCGCCCCTGCCCCATCCCGGCCCCCAGGCCAGGCGCTGATAAAGCTTGACCTCGCTGCCCTTGGCGGTCTTTCGGATACTCAGCAATTCGTCGGTCATATTGCTGCTGGCCGCGATCAGGCGATAGCCATACTCTGTCTCGGACATCGTCACGTCGCTACGTGCATCCTGCCAGCGCGGAAAAACGCACAACGCATACCGCTTCGGGTCTTTTCCGGTACTTGCTGAAATGCTCGGCGCTTTCGACTCAAGTTCGCCAGGCGAGACACACCCCGCCAGCATCGCCACCGCTACCGCCGCTATCAAAATCCGCATGATCGATCCTCGTCCTGAAAGTGGCGACTGTAACGCGGACCTGTCCGGGCATCCAGTGTGGATGGAATGACAGTAACTGGGCCAGGGTTTGACGTAGTAGCTTTATGCCTCATTTCTAACCAGGGCAGGACGGAAAATGGCGATCGTAACGAAAGAAACGGCAAAGTACGTTTTCCATGAGACGCAAACTATTCTCGGCGGCGGCGACTGGAACGACCTACACCAGATCGGGAGCATAGTTCCAGCCTCGGGCATCTACCGGTGCGAAGGCTGTGGCGATGAAATCACCTCAAACAAAGGTGACAAGTTCCCACCCCAAAACCACCACCAGCACCCGACCGTATTCGGTCCTGACGTGAAATGGCGGCTAATCGTCAAAACCCAAACAAAAGCGTAAAGGATTTCCCCAGTCCTACGCCTGCAAACCCAAGGACTGGGATAGCGCCAATATCGGCGCGGATAACCAAGGAGGCACAATGGATCAGAGCGAACTGAATCAGAAGTTAATCGACGCCGTCAACGCTCACGGCTCAGACCTGCAGAACCTAAATTGCGTAATTTCCGGACTTGTCCACCAGCTGTTCGCTGCCCAGGGCAAAGAAGGGATTGAGGCGGCAAGGTTATTTGCATTGCGTATTGCGGAAGCAATGCCGAAAAATGGCCCGGTCAGACCAAACCCCAAAGCAATATCTGAGTTTTTTAGCGACCACCCAAAGAGCTGAGTCCTAATTCGTTCTCAAGACGCGATAGCCGGCGCTCTACCAGCTCGGCTTTCTCGGCTTCGGTCGTGCCCGCGCCTAGCTTAATCACGAACCTGTCAGCCGAAACCAGGTACTGGCCATCCTGAATCTTGGCGCCATTCATAGTCACCTTGCCATCGTCTGTTACTGCAAAAGGCTGATTCATATCTCTCTCCTGCGGCCATGCCGCGTCATATTGGTTATCTGGCGTCTTTGTGCCTGAGGATCAGGCGTGTTCTATCTGCCCACGGGCCACCAAAAACGATGATCTCCGACGGCCTGCCGTACAGATGGTGCAGCAGGAAGGGACCAGGGCCGAAAACGCCTGAGTCCTCACCAGGCAGCGACGGATCGGTGCCAAGGTAAATGCCGGCGTGGTTCGGGTGAGCTGTCCGGCCGACCTGCATAACGATCATGTCACCGCGCTGCGGTCGGTCTACGCGTACAAAGCCGGCCGCCTCGTAGTGCTGCTCGTACAGGCTGGCGTTCTCTGCGCTCTCCCACCAGCCATCGGTGCGCTGGAAGGGTTCGAATTCTAGGCCCCACTCGCGCTGGTACCAATCTGCGCAAACCTGCCAGCAGTCCCAGGCGCCGTGTACGAATGGGCGCTTAAGCAGAGGTGTGCCGCCGGTTGGTGTGATCGTCCGCAGATCGCCCTCGGGCCAGCTCAGGATGTGCCAGGGCAAGGCCGTAGCCTCGCACATGGCCAGATCATGCGGCGACGGCCGACTGGTAGCATCCGGGTGTGAGTGAACAATGCCGATCACCTCGCCTAGGTCTTCCGCCGCAGCGTAGTCCTCAGGATCAAGCCGAAACTCTTCGTTCGGCTCCGTGGCGATGTTCCGGCACGGGAAATACTTCTGCTTGCGCCCGATGGCCAGCAGCAGGCCGCAACACTCTTTCGGATACTGGGCCGCCGCGTGCGCCTGGATCGCCGCGATAATGTGCTTGCGCATGGTCAGCTCCGGGCAATCAGAGAAACGGCGGGGAATCCACCGAAGGACAGTTCGTTGTTCTCGCCGAAGCGCAGCTTGCAGGAAGACAGGCAGCCCTTGCACTGGTCCATTGCCGGGTCATCCGTGGGGTTGTCCTCGTCGTCGAACATGGCCGCGCCGGTGTAGCCGCAGTCTGGCCCCCGGTAGCCGTTGGTCATGGCCCAATGGCAGAACGTCGTCATTTGGCGCCCTGGAAGCCCGTGGTTGTCGATCTCGCCCGGGGAGGACAGCTCCCAGACGACCGCCTCGCCGTCCTCGCTTGTTTTCTGGTCGATGTACCAGATCTCCAGCGCCTCCTGGGTCGGGTCGGCGGTTGGGTTGCCGTCAGGAAAGTTGGTTGCGTCCAAGTACTGGGCCAGGGTCTCGCGGACCGTCAGCTTGAACTTGAGCATGTCCTCGAAGGCCAGGCACAAAGCTGTAACCCGTCCATTCACATTGCCCGCGGCGAACGTCGGCCGAGAGGCGGTGCCGTCGCTGCTCGAGGAGATACCCTCAATCTGCACCGGCCAGGCCGCGTACTCCTGGCCCTGCCAGATAATCGACTTGGCGGGTAGTTCCTCTTCCGAGCCCTCATAGGCCAGCAATTCCTCTGGCGTGTGAGGGATTGCGTGCCCGTGGAAGCGCAGGTAATCGGCGCCGTATTCCGTCCCGTCAATTTCAAACAGGCGAATCTCGCCGCCGGGCTCCAGTTTCTGGATGTCCGTGATCAATGCCATGGATGGGCCTCAGGGATGAAAGGTTTGCTTGAAGGTGGCGGTGATGGCGTAGACCTGGCCACCGCGGTGAACCGGCTTGTAGCCGTTGCACTTGTAGAGGCCAAGCTCGCCCAGGGGCGGCTCCCATAGAAATCCCTTGGCGCCCTTGTGCCGATCTAGGAACGCCTTGATTTCCAGAACACGAGCCTTGGCGCCGGTGAATGTGAGCGGCCAGGATTGAGACTGGTTATTGAGGCCGTCTTCGACCGACTGCTCGTACCCATCGCCGAACTGCTTGGTCCGGACGCGCTGGGTCACATCACCCTCCGCGCCCTTTTCCGTTGCCCAGGTGAATCGTTCGATAGCCATCATCGCCCCTTGATTGCGTTGTTGATGACGCCGCCCTGGCGCATGTCCCTGCTGCGCAGTTCCTGATACTTCTGCTCAACGAACGTCGCCAGCTCCTTGCCGAACAGGTCATAACCAGGCGCGTCGGCGGAGGACGATGCGTTGCCGTCTCCGTCGATATGCACCTCGACACTGATCTGCGTTGCGCCAGCCCCACCGCCGCCCATGGCCATAACGCCGAGCTTGCCGCTGGACGTTCGGGTCAGCGGCATGATCGCCTCCGGACCGGCCTCACCAGCGATACCCATGTTGCCGTTCGCCATGCCAAACGAGGTTGGCTTGCTGACGATGGAGTTGGTGAAGGCACCGCCGTCGGCGAACATCTGCACGCCGCCCGACCAGGCGCCGCCCATGGCTTGCGGGAAGTAGCTGCCCGAGTAGCCCCCCGCTGAAGCGCCAAGGTTGGAAGATGCAGCGCCAGCAGATCCAGCCGCCAGCCCGTTACTGCCGCCTCCGCCAGTGAAGTAACTGGTGGCAGCACCGACGAGGCTACTCAGCAACGCAGAACTGGCCTGCCGAGTGGCAATCCGCGCCATATCCGCCAGAATCGACTTGGTGAAGTCAGCAAAAGACAGCTTCCCTGTCATGGCGAAGTTGACGACGGCGTCCTCCATCGAACTGAAGGCATTGCCGAACAAGGTCTTTGTCTGTCCGGCAATGTTGCTCGCCGAATCCAAGTAGTTGGCCCAAGCCGACGTTGCTCCTTTTGTCCAATCACCCTGCGCTGCCTCCACATCCGCATAGTTCTGGCGGATCTGGTCGGTGGCCGCCTTGTTCGCATCGGCGAGCGCCTGGGATTTACGCTTGAACTCTTCCTCCGACATGTTCCGCGACGGGTCGGACTTCTGGTTGGCCAACTCCAGGGACTGCTGAGCAAACCGGTCTTGCTGGCTGTTCAGCTCACCGCTGAGCGCGTTTTGGCGATCACCCTGGCCCACGCCGAGGACTGCCCGCTGGCCAGCCAGCTCCAAGGCTCGCTGCTGCTGCCCCAGCGCCTGGATGTAGGTGCTGATTGCACGCTCCTGCTTGGCAAGGCGCCCGGCGTCATTGGTGGCCAGCACTTCAAGCTGGCTATCGGCATCCTTCTGCGCCTTGACCATCCCTGCGCGTGCGTCAGCGATCTTCTGGTCAAGCTGAATGCTTTGCGCGGCCGACGTGGTCTTCTTGCCCTTGGCGGCTTCCAGCGCGGTGATTTCCGCCTCGTAGGCTGCCGTAACCTGATCGCGCTCGTTGCCGATCAGGGCCTGGCGGCGCAGCAGGTAGTCAGCCTCGGACAGCAGGCCAGCCTTCTGCGCCGCGTCCAGTTCCTTCTGGTAGTTTTTATAGTCAGCGGCGATGGCTGCCAGGTTGTTCTTGGCGTCGTTGAAGCCGGTCAGGTCGACCTGAGAACCCGAGGCCTTGGGGTCTTTGAATTTGTCGTTGATGTTGGAGACGTTCTTGTCGATCGTGGCCTGTGCCAGGCGCGGATCGTTCGGCGAAACCTTGCGGATATCGTCGAGCTGTTTCTTGTAATCCTTGAGTGCTTCGGCGCGCTTCTGCTCATTCGTCCACGAGGACTTGGTGAGCACGTCGATCTTGTCGCTGGCGACGATGGCCGCTTGCTGGGCCTTTCCCTGGTCATCGAAATACTTGATCCGGGCATCATCGGCATCACGCTGCAGCGTAAGAAAGGTGATCTGCGCCTGAATCTGAGCCCGAACCTTCGGGCTCACCTCCTGGGCGTTCATCCTCGTGCCGCCAACGTCGAACGCATCCGAGCCGGTGAGCTTGGACTGCAGGTCCTTAATCTGGTCGTTGTAGCTCTTCTGCCGGCCTACATCGCTGATTCCATCTAGGGCGCCGCTCGCGGCACTCTTGATGCCAAGCCATGCCCGCTCCCACAGGTTCAGGTTCTCTATCACCTGGCGGGATCTGGTCTGTACAGTGTCGGCATAGGTGTCGGTCAGCAGCTTGGTGGCGCCGATTTCGTCGCCTTGGTCCTTGAGTGCGACGATCTGCGAATAAACCGAGGCAGTGAGGAAGTGGTACTGCTCGTTGAGCGACTTGGCGGCGGCCACTGGGTCGTCAGCGATCTTGACGAACTCGGCAACGGTTGCCTCGATGGACTTGCCGGTGGCCTTCTCCATGGATAGAGCCGCCTCGGCGATCTCTACGAAACTGCCGCTGGCGAGCTTACCGCTACCTGCCAGGGTAGCCAGCACGTCCGCAGCCTGCCCCGTGGTGCCCACGGTCGCTGCGACCTGGCGGGACATATCGCCCAACTGTCCAGCGCTTGCACCTGCATAGTTGCCGGTTAGGATCAGCGCTTTGTTGAAGACTTCCGTCTCTCTGCTGCCGCTGTAGTAGGCGTAGGCCAGCCCACCTATGGCGGCGGCGACAAGGCCAATCGGAGCAGCTAGTGCCAGCAGACCGCTCATGGAGGCGCCGGCCCCTACGCCGATCTGCGTGATTGCCCGGGCACCGCTCCCCCAATCGCCGGTCGACAGGGCGTTACCGAGCTGCATAACGTTTTCCTGCGCCTGGCGGGTGCCGAGGCGCAGCTTGTCGAATCCGGTGGTGGTCTTTTCGAGCTTGGCGTAATCCTTGTCGATATTGCCCAGGGCTTTGTTGTAGTCGTCCTGACTCAGGCGCCCCGCGTCCAAGTGCTTGCCGAGTTGCTCGACTTGAGTGTCGAGTTTCGCCAACGCGGCGCGGGCCGGGTCAATTGCCCCCAGTAAGCTGTTGAGAGCTTTTTGCTCATCCAGAGCAGACTTGGCCAGGGCCACTTGCTGCTTGTCGAGTTGCGCGGAGATCTTCGCCGCTTCGGCCTCGCCATAGGCGCCGGTCTTGGTCAGCTTGGCGAGAGCATCACGCTGCTTGGCCAGGTCCTGGGTAGTTTTGGCGCTGGTGGACAGCGACTTTTCCAGCGCCTCCATTTCGTTCATCAGCGAGACGGCGGACTGCTCGGCCCGGCCGCCGGCCTTGGCCATCTCATCCAGGCTTGTTTTGGCCTGGATCGCATCGGCCGAGTCGATCTTGACGCCGAGTTCTGCAATGTTCATCGACTCACCTTGAATAAGTGCCCGTGATTACGGGCTGTTTTCCCTTTCCTCCGCCATGACGCGCAGGGCTTCGCCTTCCAACACCTGGAGGTCAGGGAAGATTTCAGCGAGTTTCTTTTTCTTGATGCCGAGGAAGCCGGCCACGTCGCGGATGCTGCTGTAGTCGAGACCGATCGCGCCGCCGGTGCCCGCCCGCCACTGCGTGGACATCCTGTTGAACAGGAGGAAGGCAGGCCAGTTGCAGGGCCAGACCTCCACATCTTCGTCAAGGTCGCCCGGGGCGAAGCCAAACACGCTGATGAGCTCATCGGGCGCGCTGGGCGAGTACATGGCGCGCGCGGCCTCGATCAGTTTCCCAAGCGGGCCTGGCTGTAAGCGCCTTCGTGAGCTTTGACGACAGCCTCGGCGGCGCCATGGCAGGACTTCACGAACGCGACGATGTTGTCGTCGCTGTATTCGTCGTCGAAGCCCCAGCCAACCACGAGATCTTTGATCTGCTGCGCCTGCTGCTCGGTATCTACAGCGACGATTTCCGACCAGGTTGGCTTATCGCCAAGAGCGGCGCGCGCCTTTCCCTGCTTTTCGTTCCATTCGTCAAACAGGGCGGCAAGCTCCGCACGATCCCGGTACTTGAAGGTGAACTCGACCTTCTCTGGCGTGCTGCCAACGATGGGGATCAGCACGAGCGCATTGAACGTGGCGTTCTGCGCGATACGGATCTTGGCCATGGGTTACACCACCGCAGTCAGGTAGCGAGTGGGCTCGGCCTGCAGCGCCAGGCTGACGGTACGGGTCAGCAGGTTGTTGCGGGACACGGCCGGCTGCTTGGAGAACGACGTGTAGGCGCCGTACAGCAGAGTGTCGTTGCCGGGGAGGTTCAGGCGAGCAGCTTCAACCTGCTTGCCAGCGTCAGCCTTCATCAGCACCTTGTTGAAGTCCTGAATTGGGTCATCGGCCAGGGTCAGCACCATGCTCGCGGCCGACTTGTCGGTGGGAATCTGCTTGCCTTGGTCGTCCTCAAGGAACACCACGTCAAGGTAGTTCTGCTCGCCGCCGGAGAAAGCGACATCGGAAATCTGCGGGATCTGCACCCAGGTCAGAACCTTGCGCATGGTCCCGCCGCCGCCGCCAACAGAGAAAACCTGGGTATCGGTGGTATCGATGCCTTCAAGGGTGATTGCCGTCGCGGTTGCTGCTTTCACACGCACCACCTTACTGTCCAGCTTGCTCCAGCCGGATGTCAGCAGAACGATATCGCCGGCAGCGATGGTGCCACCTACAACGGTAGCCACCGCTTCGGCAGCGTTGCTGATGGCAGTGAACGCCAGTGCGGTCGCGTAGGTTGCGGCGTGCTGGAAGGTGCCGCCGTTCGGGAGTTTGTAGCCCATGGGGTATTTCCTCTTTGCAGATGTGAAAAAACCCGCTCAGTGGCGGGTCTCTGGGTTTGCCCAATGGGCGGGATCAGTTCGTGTCGGCTCGGTACAAGAACGAGACCGGCACGGTGTAGGTGGAATCGCCAGTGATGCCTGGCCCTTGGTCAACTGGCGACATTGTCACCACGGTAACCGCGCCCTTCGTGTCCCGCGCGTAAAGAGGGAACAGGTCGGTAAGTTCTGCTGAGATTGGATTCGTCTTGGCCTTGCCGGTGCCGGCCGGCGCGATAATGCTCACCTGGAACACTCCGGTGAACAACCGGTGATCGCCGCCGAGTGTGTTGCTCGCGGTGTCTCCGGGGATCGTGAAAGCCCGCAGATACGTCTCGCCGTCCGCTGGCGTGTAGGCCGTGTTCTCGAAAACGATCTTCAGCTTCTCCGACCTGGCAGCGTTCCAGGCGATGAGCTTGGCCTCGTAGATCGAGGCGATGATTGCATGACTCATACCTGGTTGTTCCTGATGGCCTCCAGCACGATCTGCTGAAAGCGAGCCACGGTGACCCGAACCATGCCGCCGGGGGCCTGGGTGGAATGGCCGAACTCCAGCGGAATCGCATAGGGCAAGTTGTTAACGATGAAAGCTGTTTGCCCGGCCTTGAACTCAATGGCACCCGCGACAAGCCTTGCGGTTGCCTCGATCCCTGTCGGGTCTGGGTGAATACGGAAGCTGTTGTCGACAGAGCCGATGGAGAAATTCCAGTTCGCCCGAAAGCGACCGCCAACATAGTCTCGGCCAGCCACCAAGCCATTCACGCTGAAGTTCTGGTCGCGCTCGGTCTTCGTTAGCGGTTTGGCATATTTCACGCCGCGCTTGAGGTTACCCGCCTTCGTGAAGTTCGATTCGTTCAGGTTGATGAGCGTGTTGCGGACGGCGACTTTGAAGTCGTAGTCATCGGCAGCGCGGGAATTGGCCTCGCGATGAGCAACGTTGGCCGCCCATATTTCAGGGTTGCCCACCGGCGACATACGAATGATGCTGCTACCAATCTCGATGATGATCTCGCGCAGGCTCGCATCGATTGCTTCGCTGGCCTGGGCGGCGAACTCGGCGAGGCTCAGGGCGAAGCTGCCGGACTGGCCGGCGCCCGCCCGGCTCACGACCGCACCTGCAACTCATACAAGATAGGCGTACCGGCGGGGTTGACCTCTTTCAGTGGTGGGACGATTGCCCAGGTGCGCCCCTGCACGACCACCTTATCGAGTAGGCCGGGCACCCAGGCCAAACCCTGCGCGGCGATCTTGAGCTTTTTGTCGCCCTGTTTGATCAGGCTGTTGTTCTGGAATTCTTGGCCGGTGAAGTCGAGCAGGATGCCCTTGGCAATTTGCTCGACAGTCGCGCCAGGCGCTTCGCCGCCCGTTTCCGGGTCGTACTCGCCCGGCTCCGTCTTGCTGATGGTCACGGGCTGGCCGAACTCTGTGATCATCTCCAGAGCCATCACGGCCATTTCGTCGTAGAAGGTGGCCATGATTTCTCCAGAGGTTTCTAGTGGGTAAAGTCTGATTTCTTTAAAAAGAAAGCACGCAAATATAGAAGAGCAAATGCGGGAATTGCCGCCGCAGACAAAACAATCAGCCAGTTGCTGTGGCTATCGTCGTAAAACTTGTACGACATAACCGCCTGAAACAGTGCAATCAAAGGCAGACTGCATAACGCAATCATTCGTCGCCTGCTTCGATGCAAACCTTGGTTTCGCACTGATACGCTAAAAAACAGAATCAGCCACAGAAAAAACCACTCCGTGATGCCTGTTAAAATCAAAGCTAGTGAAATTAGATCTACGAGCAAATCAACTATCTCCATCCATCACCAGGCCAGAATATTGAAGATCGTTTCCAGGTGCCCATTCTAGGCCCTAACGGCAAATAGTCCGCGCCGCTGCAAATAGTCGGAAAACTGCGTAGCACTGGGTCGATCAGGCGCCGCTGGCAGCAGTCGGCCGCTGGTGTTCGGAATAGTCGCGTACTCGCGAGTCACCGCGCCTTCGACACGCTCCAGCGTTACCGCGCCTTTGCGCTTCTCCACCGGGTCGATATCGTCCTGATGAATCTCGGCGGCCAGGGCCATTTGGCCGTACTGGATACGCGCCGGCAGGTAGTTGTTCGGCTTGATCTCGTGATCCAGCAGCACTTCCCGGCGCGGCCAGGATAGGGCCTGCTCGCTGCTCATCTTGCGGCCTTTCCAGGTCTTGCCATCCATCGCCAAGGCGGCGCGGCGCAGCAACGCTTCCTGCTCGGGAACGCCTGCGGGGATAACTGTGCCGAATTTCACGGCATACAGGGCCAAGTCCTCAGCGCTCGCGTAGCTTTCGGCGTCAGGCTTGCCGGTACCGTCCTCGATGATGAGTGTCATGCGTCAACTCGCTGGAATGGTTTGAGATCGGCCACCGGGTCACCGGCAGCCAGCATTATCACGCCTTGGGCAGATCAGCGACGAGCTTTTCCAAGGATTCTTTCGAGGCGTTGGCACGGTACGGCACCTTGGCTTCATCGAGCTTTGCTTTCAGGTCGGCGATTTCCTTCGCGTCGGCATCTTCCCGACCAGCTTTGTCGATCTGCTGGAGAAGATCATCTACCTGCAGTTGAAGAGCTTTCACCTTTTCGACTTCGCCGTCACGCTCGCGGATGAGGCTTTCCACGCCAGCGTTTACCGCTTCGAACACCTGAAACAGGCGATCAGCGATAGGGCCAAGCTCGCCTTCTGGACGTGCCAGCGCTTGATCAGCGAATGACTCGACGATCAGGCCGACAGATTCGAGTTCGACACGGAAGGCGTCGATGTTGATGCTGGAACCGTCACCATCGATCAGCAACACCTTCGGCACTTCCTTGACCGTCACCTCAGGCACATCGTCGGCAGCATCTTCGCGGCTTTCAGTAACGCTTGCGTCGACAATGCGCAGGCCGTTCTCCTTGGCCAGCGCCTTCACGTCTTCCTGGTACTGGTGGAATGGACCAGGCAGATACCAGATGTTCTTGTTGCTCATGATCGTGTCCTCGCCAAGCCGAGCACTGGGCCCGACTCAGCTGTCAGGGTTACTTGGAGGCGTCACCGATCAGAGCCACACCGGCGGTGTGCTTGATGCTGGTGGCGGTCTTGTCCCAGTTGGTACCGGTCGCCAGTTCGGCGTCGGTAGGCGACTTGCCGCCGGTGGTGGTGTCCCAGGTGTAGCCCTTCAGACCCAGGCCAAAGGTGTAGTCGGTTTGGAGCGTAGTTTCGATACGCTCCTTGCCGTTGGTGGTCTGGACGTTGCTGATGATGTCACGGCCGTCATGGACCAGCGCAGCGCCTTGCACCAGGGACAGGATGATTTCCTTGTTCGGGGTGCCGGCCTGCATCAGCGCCGGGGCATCCGTCACAACGGAGATCTTGCCGAGGATGTCCACAACACGGACGTTGCCCGCCTGGAACAGCTGCTGTTGGTTTGCCAGGTTCTGGCCGACCAACTTGTGGTAGCTGGTGCCCTGCATCACCTGGGTGACCAGGTTCTGGCTTGCGTCGCCGAACTTCGCGTGGGCGTTGTTCAAGCCAGCGTAGGTGATGCCAGCGGTAGCCGACACATCGTTGACGGCAGCAGCCTGGGCGGTGATTGCGGCAACCAGGGCGGCGATCGCGGTGTTCAGCTGGTCCTTCAGCAGGATTTCAGCGAACGCGCGGCTGGCGACTTCGATGCCTTGCGCGGTTGGGCGCTCCAGCCAGGTCATTTGCGACGGCTCGTAGCGGATCGGACCGAAGCCGCCGGCTACCTTCACCGAAGTGTTCTTCAGTTCAGTCAGGTCGGTAGCGGCGACGGTAGCGTTTGCGCTGTAGCGGTCCACGCGGCGCTGGGCGGCGGCCAGGGTCTGGAAGAACGACTCTTGGAGGAAGTCACCGGTGAAGCCGTCCGGAGACAGCACGATTGCGCCGCGGCTGGCGGCGTTGAAAGCGGCGAGATACTGATCCAGCGTCTCGAGAGTCGCCGGCATGATGTATTGGTTGAAAACCTGCATTTGCGACAGGGACATGAGTTATTTCCTTACGATTGTGGGAGATCCGGGAACCGGCTCGCGATCGCGGCCTGTCGTTCCTCTTTGGTGCCGCCGATTTTTCCTTTTGCGGCCCCGCCGCCACCTCCAGCACCCGCAGCCCCGCCGCCAGATGCTTTGCTACCCGCGATCAACGGCGCGAAGGCCGTGTCGTTTGCGAATTCTGCTTTCAGCTCTTCCAGCGTTGCTGCGGAGAGCTTGCCCTGCTGGTCGAGGACGACCACAACAGGCTTCCCGTCGCGCTGCTCGACGCTCAAACGGCGTTCGATATGCGGCAACAGGGCTTTGGCGCTGCCTGGGATTGCCAGGGCAGACGCGATGTCAGTAGCGGTACGGCCGACGGTCAGATCCCGGATCTGAGTACTCAGCGTTCCACGCTCCTGCTCCAGCATGCCGTTCAGCTCAGCTTCGCGGCGGTTGTACTTTTCAGACCAGGACTTTTCGAGCTCCTCGACGTTGCCGGACTTGCGAGCGGCCTCTTCACGCTCCAGCCTGGCCTGCTCTTCCGCATCCTTGCGAGCCTTCTCGGCGGCTTTCTTCTCGCCGAGCAGCTCTTCCACCTTCGACTTCAGGCCGGATACATCTTCTGGTTGCGGCAGGCCTTCAATACCGAGGACAAACTTGCCTTCCTTCTCGGTGTAGAGCGATTTGACGGAGTCATCGAGACCGTCGAGAGTGTCCAACTGATATTTCAAACCCATTTGTTTGTCTCCCGGAGACGTTGGTGCAGGCCCTGCCTGCTATTTGATGCCCGCCCGCTCGAACGCCAGAGGCTCAAGAGCCTTCATCTGCACAAGGGTCAGAGGTGAAAAGTTTCGATCAAGCTGCAGCTCGGAGAATCGTTCGATGCTCAGGCCGCCTTCGCGGAACAGCTTGGCGCGTACCGGGCCGATGGCCTTGTCCTGAAACGCTGCCGGCTGTTGCTTGAGCCAGTCGTAGTAGCTGAGGTCTGCCCTCACCTGCTGCGGGCCGTCGGCGCCGATTGAGGCACGCGTCGCACCTTCAGCAAACATGGCGCTGAACCTGGTCACCGCAACCAGAGTGGTTCGGCAATTGATATGGAACGGCGGCCTGGGCCCTGAAGCGAGAGGAAACCGGCGCTTATCCAGCGATCGGCATTCCTGCGTAGTCTTGCTATCCAGCGTGGCAACGATCTCCACGAACTGCACGACGTCGCTGTTTTCCTTCAGCGTCTCCATGCGAGCCTGGGTTGCGACGTGCTGCACCGCCGTTCGCACGATGGTGCCGGCGTTGCGGTTGGTCGTGGCCAGGATGCCGTCGTTGTACTGGAGCGCCTTGGTACCGCGAATATTCTTGATGATCTGGAAGTTCGTCCGGCCTTCGAAGAAGCCCTGCCTGATCGCGCCTGTGAGGCGTTGCCGCTCGGTATCGCTGAAGCCATCAATGAACGACTTGAGCAGCTTCCCGCCGTCCGCACCGCGCACGCTGAGCGGGTTTGTGAGGATTGCCGCCCTGATTGCCGCAGCACCTGGCACCGCCGCGTCGAAGGTGACGCCCACCGGTGCCGCCCGGGTCAGGCTGGTTGCTTCAAACTCGGCCTCGTAATTGGCGATGTCCACCAAGTCGAGGTTCAGCTTCTCGCTGTACCGGTCGAAGATACCCAGCAGCAGGCTATCAACCTCGCTCAGCAGCCGCTCCAGGCGGGCGACGGTGTAGTCCGTCAGGTCCGCCCGCGTCAGCCGCTCACGAATCGAGCGGTCGATCTCCTTGAGGAAGGGGGCGAACTTCGCAACCTCCCCTGATTTCAGCTGCTCCAGGAACACGGCATGCCGGATGGTGGCGTCAAGGATTGCTTGGTTTGCCGCCATTCGGAATTACCTCGGTGTCGTCCAGGGCTGGCCCAGTGCTTTGTGCCTCTAGCTCATCCCGGATTTCGTCGTCCGTTTTCTCCGGGTTGATCACGCCGCGATCGCGCAGGTACTGCCAGAAGTCGCCCTCGGGCAGCTTGCCGCCCTGCACGGCATTGAACAGCGCCGAAAGGATCGTTGCGTCCAGAGTGATCTGGCTGAAGTCTTGGTTGAGCTTGTAGACCACCTCGCCGGTGGCATTCACGAACTCGGCCATCCAGACCAGGCACTGGCTGTACGCCTCGCTTACGTTGCTGACCACCAACGAGAGAACGCTGTGTTCGGCGGCGCTGTCGTTGTCGGCCTGAGTTGCAGTCTTCACTGCACTGCCGCGCTCAATCAGCCGGGCACCCAGGGACACCATGTCCTGCTTCTTGGCGTCCATTGCCTCTTTGGCGACGGTGTTGGGCTGCGCCTGCCATACGCCACATGCACCATTCACGGGGAGCAACCAAGGCGCCCTCGATCCCAGGAATATCCCGGCTTTTTCGAGGTGGTCGCGCCATTGCTCATCAAGGCCAGACATCCATGGCTGGGGCTGGCCCACCAAGTACGCTGCCTCTTCATAATCCGCGCTGTTGCGGTAATGCCCGATGTTCACTTCGGCCATGTCGTACAACGGCGAGTCGTCAATGCTGGTGTCGTTGTTCTCGCTGCCCAGGAACTGGAACGGGATGATGCGCCATGGCTGGCCTGAGCCGTTCAGAGGGGCAAATGGCGCGACGGTCATCTCCGCCTTGCTGGAGCCCTCCTCCCATACTTCCTGGGTGTACACGCCGGAAACGTCCAGGCGCAGCACACGGTATTGGGTAGCCTGCTCACTGCCGAACCCGTCATCCGTATCGACGTCGACCTTTTCACGTAGCACAACCAGGCTCAACAGGTGCTGACCGCCAACCTGGCGCGTCTTCCAGTTGATGATCGACTCAGCCGGGTAGCTGGCGACATTTGCACGGGCGCGACCGGCATGCTCGTCTGCCCTGCTCACGGTGCCAGGCTCGACAGCCGCGTAGTCAACAAGCAGACCGTGACGGCCGACTTCGAGCAAATGCCCGATAACCGACTGCGATTGCTGGTAAACGCTGACACCCTGCCCGTCGATGTCAGTTGCGACGTAATCGAGCGCACCGGGAACAGTCAGCGTTGGCCATGTGCGAAACACCGCGCCCACCAGGCTGTGTTTCGTCCGGCCGGTGGCGTTGTAGAACACAGCACGCTTCTTGTAAGCGTCGTACCGATCCTTGTTATCCTGGGACTTGTCCGAGGCATTCGGCCGGGGCAGGTAGTAATCGCCAGCAACCTTGACCGTTTCCGAGCCCTTGCAGACGTCGCGCACCAAGCGCCAGCGGTACTGTGCCGCCGTGTACTCGGAACGGGTGAAAGTGACGTCCGTCATCGGGCGACTCCCATTTTCATTGAGGTAACGATTGTTTTGATCGGATAACGCTTGGCGATGAAGTAGCCGGCGGCGTCGTTCATGTGGTCGTGACCCTTTTTCGGATCTTTGTCCGGCTCACCCTTGTCGGTGTAGGTCTGTCGCTCAAGACACAGGGTGAGCTGAGGGCATTGATCGATGTTCACCTTCAGGCGACGCTCGCCGTAGGCGTTCAGGAACATAGCGTTCACCGAGTTCACACGGTCTTTCACGCCCGGGTTTGTGGAGTCGACGATCACTGTGAACTTCGCTTTCTTCAGTAGCGAAAGGTCGGACTCGCTCGCGTTTTTGCTGCTGGTGTTCTGCCCGCTGGCGTCGGGATATACCGCCACCGAGTGACCAGGGAACCGGGCCTGGATTTTCTCGATCATCTCCGGCGTGTCCCGAACACCGTGAAACTCATCCAGGGCCATCGGAAGGTCGTCACGCACTACATAGACGACGGCCGCCATCTTCATGACGTTGAAGTCCATCCCGATGTGAAGCGCTTCGCCCGGCTTGATTCGTTCGCTGGTTCGGCATTCGTCACGATTGAACGTGTAGTAGACGACACCGGCGTAGTTTTCGAAGCCAGCTTCGTACTCTTGCCGAAACGTCCGGGGGTCCATCTTGCGCTTGGCAGCCTCGAGCTCTTCCTCTGGAACGTTGCCGCCCTGCAAGGATGTGTACTGCCAGCTCTTGTGGTCAGGCTCGCCACCAGGCTTTCCGTCGAGGTATGTGTCGTAGCAGTGGTTGAAGCCTTTCGGCGTGCCAATGCGCAGCGCATGACCGCCCTTGCGCATCCCGACGCCAGGGATCTGGTACTGACAGGTCGAGAGCATCGGGCGAAGAACTTCTTCCCATGCCGCCCACGGGCAGTCCGCCCATTCATCCACCAAGACGAAGAACAGGCCGGAGCCCCGCAGGTTGTCGTAGTTGTCGAGCCCAACCACGCGCATGACGTGGCCTGATTTGAGCGTGATCGAGCATTCCGTCTCGTTCGGGCGGTGCGCACGCCAAGCCTCGGGGATCGCCTGCTTCAGTCGCCGCCAGAACACGCGCTTGGCCTGCTTGAAGGTAGGCGCGCCGTACCAGATCTCATCCTCGACGCTTACGCCCCACTCCGCAGCCAAGCGGGCAGCACGACGCATCTCGGCCTTGCCCAGGAACGTCTTGCCGAACCGTCGCCCACACACCGCATCGCGGAAACGGGCCTCAGGCTGGAAGCCCCAGCAGTAAATGTTCGCCTGCTTGGGCGTCAGCTTTACCGGCGGGTCAAAGGTACGGGGTAGCGGGGACATTCTCATCAGGCTCCAAGGTGTACTCAGCAACGGCGTGCAGCTGGTCTGCTTGGGAGCCCAGAGGTTTCTCAGGTTCGAGGCGGCGATTCACGTAGACATCGCCCACCTCTTTGGCGGCCTGCTCATACAACTGAGCGGTCAGCGCCAGGTTGCGCATGTTCTCGGCCTTCTCTGCCATTCGCCCCAGGCCACGAAGCCGGTAGGCGCGGTTGGCGATCGGGATCTCGGCGGTCTCTTCTCGGAATCGCTTGCGGGTATCGTGAAACAGGGTCGCCCACTTCACGGCAAGCCCCTTCCCGGCCGACTTGGTTGGGTCGTGCGTCTCGACCTGCTGGCGACTTACCACAACCCCGTATTCGTTCTTGACGGCTTCCACCACTTGGGAGGGGGTGTCAAAGCACGCCAGCGCCTGAACGATGAAGCTCTTCACCTCATTTTTCAGGACTGCCATAAATTCTCATCCGTCTAGAGCCTGTCAAGAATCAGGCCGATCTGAGCAGACAGGTTCCGCAGGCCCTCGCAATGTTCAATTTCCCCACCTCAGCAGGACTGTTTGCAGCATCCACCAACGCTTGAACCTCAGGGCTCGCACCATAGCGGCGGACGACACCGACGAACTCTTCGACGTCGTGCCCCTGCAGCTTGATCTTTGGTGCACCGTCTTGGGTGAATGCTGGTTGACCGTACTTGTCGGTCGCGTGAGCCAGGTGATACAGCTCGTGCTCGATCAGGGCGCAGAACTCGAGGTCGCTGCACTGGGCGCAGTAGTCGGCAGCCAGGGTAATGATGAAGGCCGGCACCTCGCCGAACCAATCACGCATCTGCTGCTCCATCCGGGCTTTCTGCCAACCGCCGGCGCGAAACGCTACCTGTTCGGCCTGGCCCAATACCGTCCTGCTCTGCTTCTCGAAGCTCGACGATGCCCACATGACCCGGATATCTGCATCCAGTAGGTGGGCATGGTCTTCATTGTGAATGGTGCCGCTGTCAGCAAGGATCTCGGCCTGCAGCCATTCCCACACTTCGGGCGCAGGCGTCAGGCGGATGCCGAAGTCGGACAGATCGGAAAGCTCAAGCAATGACGCCGGTGGGTATGGCCTATCCATAAGCCTGAATCTCCGCGCCACGTTTTCGAATGCGCCAAATCGTGGCGCGGATTAATCAGTGCAGGCCATTACCTGGCCGCGTTTCGCCCAGGCATAAACCACAACGCCCGCGTGAAGCATCACGCCGAACGGGTTTACCCAATGCCCCTGGATCGAGGTGACAAAAGCGCCGAATGCACCAATGGCTACCAAGTAGAAGGCCGTGCATAGGAGCGGATGGTCAACCGGCCTTACGCGGCGCAGGTAGTCACAGGCCGCCAGGGCGACAAGGACACATAGGAACGCGTCAGCCGCGCTCAGCGCCGATACAAGAATACTGTTCATGTCAGGCACCTCGCGTCGTCGGGAAGGACCCTATGACTGCTTTGATGGCCGGGATGATGTTCATGGCGGTCAGGCCAAGTACGAAGGCAACGCCACATAGGAGGTTGTCATCGACTACAAGGTCGAGCCGCGTGGCGATCCAGCCAGTGACAGGCTGAGACAGGTACATCGAGAAAAAGAAACCGGTGGCCACCGCTGCGGCTGCCTGGCCCCGGGTTAGATCCCTCAGAAAGCCGAGAGACAGAATCGAGCCAATGAATGCAGCCATGACCACGCCGTACTTCACCAGCAATACGCCGGCGGCAGTGCTCGTTGGTTCTGCCATTGGATACTCCATGAT